GGGACATTGCATCCCCCGAAGTAATAGCCAAAAACTAACCTAACAACAATTCTTTCTTGTTGTCGATTTTAATTTTTTGAGGTTTCTTTTCATCTGGAATGATTCTTTCCAGAGCGATGGTCAAAAGACCATTTTTGAAGTTAGCGCCTACGACTTTAAGATCGTCAGCTAATGTAAAGCTTCTTGTAAATTTCTTGTGGGAAATTCCTTTGTGAAGCAATACAGTATCGTCTTCAGGTTTTTCGTCCCAAGTAGATTTTACTGTAAGTACATCTTCTTTAACTTCAATATCCACATCATCAATATCGAGACCAGCGAGCGCAAGTTCGATAGCAAACTTATCTGCGTCTCTGTTTCGTCTGATATTATAAGGTGGGAATCCTGTTGCTGCATGAGTTTGAGGGAACTCGACCAGTCTATCAAAAACTCTGTCGAATCCGACAGCAAATGGTGTTAAGTGATTTATATTTAATCCAGTCATTTTTATCTCCTTAATTAAGCTAGATATTAATATTTGATGGTATGTACCCATCACCTACGTCGTAGAACCCTTTCGGCGTTCTACAATTTTTATTTATTCTTCTCTTTGTGATCTTCAATAAAATTTTTAATGAAGTGCCTAACTTCGCGACTCGCAGAAGTATCGGTATCTTTACAGAGCGCAATAAATTCTTTCTTTTGTTCTTTGTTAATTTTTACTATCAACGTATCATCTTTTTTCATCGTTAAGATCCTCAAATGTATATATAGTATATATACGTAATATAACTGTAATATTAAAGGTGTAACATGAAATACTTATTCAAAAAGTTTGACCGCATAATGAAGAGCGGTCGTTTTGACAAAATCGCAAATCAATATCTATCTTAAGGAGAAAGACATGAAATACTTAATTGCTTTATTCATGTTTGTATCAGCGTCAGCTTTCGCTAATATACCAGTTCAAAATATTGATCATACTACTGTTGTTACAAAAGATGCTATGATCATTTTAGACAAAAGAGCCGGTAAGTTTTGGAAAGTCGAAACTGGTTGCAACCTTCCTATTAATGTCGATTCTAATGTGAGATTCGTCTCTAGTTCTAGAATTATTAAAGAAGGCACTCAAGTAACTTTTGTTATCGATAGTCTTCGTAATAAACATAACTGCTCAGTACAGAAAATATCTTCTATTTAGTACCAGTACTACCTAGTCCGCCATCGCGGTCAGTTTTCTGTTCAGGCTTTTCTTTAGTCTCTTCAATATTTACAACATGAACTGGCTCGATGGCGCACTGCGCTAAACGTTCACCAGCCTCAATAACTACAAGACTTTCTGTCGTGTTCTGCAAGATGATGTAGCATGGATCTACATAATCACTATCAATAATACCTGTTCCGTTCGCGAGAATCAATCCTTTCTTAAGCGCTACACTCGAGCGCACATACATTTTCATTACGTGGTATTCTGGAATGTCGAAGATAAGACCAGTAGGAACTAGAGCTCTGTGCATTGGTGGGAGTTGAATCGATGGCTTACCACTGATAACCTTAGAGACAACATCTACTTTTTTGTTCCAAGCATTGTAGCATGTGATTCGATCACCGACATAAAAACAGGAACGTACATCAAAGCAGGCCGATCCCGAAGTCGCCAGGTTTGGAAGCTGTGCTCCAGGATCAACCTTATAAACTGTTAGTGGAATTGCTTTATTATTTTCATTCATTATGTAAACCTCTTTTATTCAATAGTTTCAAAGACTCTTTTATCTTTGGTTCTTCTATAATGTTCGCCCCAAGGCGATTTTAACCATAATTCATTGTACCAGAAGAGAGAATCGAAATCTTCATTCCATACAAAATCTGTTTTTTCGTCTATTCTTAATCTCGTGTTAAGAATGCGCTTGTCGTATATTTCTGACTTTCTTTCAATGGTGTACTCGTTATGAAAGCTCAGTGCATCAAAAAAATTCTCTTCTGCATGCCATATAGAACCTTGATTACCGTGCTCTCTAAATTTTCTAGCAGCAGGAGTCCAATGAACAATGCGAGTGCCGACGTCTGCGAGTTCGTGTATACACTTGTAGAATGTTCTCTGTACTGGTATGTGTTCACTCATTCCGAAATTAGTAATAAGATCGAAAGAGTCCATTCCACTCGCTTCTCGTATTTGATCTGCAGCACTCTCACTTCTAAGATCTACTGGTATTGCTCCGTCTTGTCCATTAATATCTACGCAATGGTAGCTAGCAACTCCGGCTGACACATAATCATTTCTATACAATCCATTCTTGTTTCCTTTGTTGCCGAACTCGAGAACGTGCAATCCTTCTAAATTTTCTGGAAGAAGCTTGAATTCTTGTAATGGAATTGCTTTTGGATTAAATGTCATTATAAACTAAAATCACTGTATTGTCAATTATTTTTTACCAATATTATATTTTACAGTAAGTTCCCAATCATCTTTTTCTTTGTAAGAAATAATCTTGATTTGATTTAAAGAAGCAACAGGCTCCTTCGTTTTATTGGGATCTACAATCTTAATAAGTTCCCATTCTTCTAGTAGGTTCACGATCGTATTGCGTCTTGCATGATCTTCTTCGGTAAACGTGTTGTGCTTGCCGTCTAGAATAAAGAGTTCTTTGAAATGTAAAATCGCGTACCTGCCTTTCTTATGAAGAATGTGGCAAGACTGAAAAAGTTTCTTGTCTTTGCGAGAAGAGATACCGATTCGTGTTAGTGTTTCTTTAATTTTAAGGAAACTATCGGGTGTTGGTAAAGTAACTTCTACTCCAACACCTCTAAAAATATCTTCGTTTTCCATGATACATATTCACCTTTGTTATAGTAATTAGTGGTAATGGCAAATAACCATATAAAGTCTATTTATTTTTTTTAAGACTTAACCACCTGTTACTAGACGATCATGAACCATCTGTAAGCCTTCTTTATCAAGAACGTTAAGGTACAATTTAGCTACTGTACGATTGCACTGATACACCTGCTGGATTGCATCTAGATCAGCGTTCTTATCTGCTTTAGGCCACTTAGAAAAACGTTTACGCTTGCGAAGAACACTCCTATAATAATCGAATTGCGCTTGAGGAAATAACTCGTGACGCATATTCATTTCATTTGCGTGTAAAATTGTGTCATCGAAGTTTGCGAAACCACGATTGACGATATAAGCATTGTATTGTTTTTCAGCTATTTCTGGGTTTTGATCGTTTCTTATGAGATCTTCTTTACTGAAAGAAGCAGCGTTCATAAAATCAAAAGGGCTCATTTCTTTCATTGATAATCTCCTCTAATCCTATCATAATCTTGTCAAATTCTTTTGCGCAGGGCTCACACATCTTTACTTCATGAGGACCTTCGAGTGTTTCCAGCTTAATCGTATATTCTTCACCTCCTTTTATACGCTTAGCACAGTTAAAACACTCGATTTTTTTCTTAAACATTACCATTTTCCGATCGGGCATTTCCCGCCAAAAGAAGATTTTAATCTTGATTTTGCTGGTATGAAACAGTTACACTTACTGCAAAGACTAAAGTCAGGCTTATAGAACTGACAAGCTTTGCAGATAGCAGTGCGTCGTTGAGATTCTGTTTGTTCTACTTCATCGGTGACTGTTGGTTTCATTTGAATTCCGATTCAATCATTACTTCTGTTAGGAACGCAACCATATTAATTTCTTGATCTGCGACGAAGTTCGATTTATACAAGTAGTCTGCTGTAGTAACTACAAATCCTGGAAGACTACGGAACTCAACTTTATCAGCGGCTGCATCATAGATTCGACGAAACATTTCATTCATGTCTTGGTCAGAATTCTTTGCTACCCACTTGCGCATTTCAGTAAAGTTTTTCTGGTCTAAGTATTTAAAGAGTTCATCGATAGATTCTTGTTTGAGATTAACAAAGATACCTTCATCAATCTTACCAGAAGCTGCATAGGATTGTAGTTCGGTAAGTACTCGACGAAAATCTGGAAAGTGTTTTTCAATTACTTTTGCTACGACTTTCTTGTCGTAATCTACATTTTCTTGTTCGAGGATAGTGTTAACTCGCTTGAAGAATTGCATAGCGAGTTGAGGGCGTTCTGTTTGTTCGACGCTGAAATCGATCTCTGAGAGTCGAGAACGAAGTGGAGCGATAAGTCGGTTTTTGAAATTACAGGTAAAGATAAACCCGCAATTAGAGGAGTACTCTTCAATAAAGTTACGAAGAGCAGGCTGAACGTTAGCAGCACTTAAGTAATCAGCTTCATCGAATATAACATATTTACGTCCACCCTGCAGAGAAACCGCAGATGCGAATGTAGAAATGTCATACCGAATAGAATCGATATTAACGTTAAGCGATCCATTCTTAACAATATAGTCGCAACCCAGCTCTTCGAGCATAGCTTTTGCGATTGTAGTTTTACCTACACCAGGACCGCCGGTAAGTAATAGGTTGGGAACGTTTCCGTCAGATACGAACTTACGGAAAGTGTCTTTCATTTTCTCGGGAAGGATAGTATCATCAATACGTCGTGGACGATACTTTTCGACCCACAACACTTCATTAGCTTTTGCTTCAATCATAAATCACCATAATATAAAAAAAATTCGAAAGGCGGGGACAGAGCCTGCTGACTAAGTCCCCTATTCTCGAGAAAGGTTAAATTGGTATTAGCCTACCAATTTGTCAGCTAGAGGACCTTGAGCTGGAGCTTCGACGTTTACTTCGCCTTCTGCTACAGATGGATCTTGCTGAGGAGCATTCTGACGGAGGAAAGCTTCGAGTTTGTTACGAAGCATGCCAACACCAGCTAGCTCATTACCTTGAAACCCGCCTCGTGTAGAACATACATCGATGATCTGGAGTAGAGTACTAAGGTCGCCAAGGTTAATTACAACCTTTTGCTCTTGTTGTTGATTATTCATCATAGTTATTCACCCTTATTATAAGTCGACTTTGAATCAATTGCCACATAATATGTGACACCTTTTCCTTTAAATTCTGAGATTCCCTTTGAACAAAGAGTCACTTGATAATCTAAAGGCATTAGTTTAAGATTATCGGTTTTAATGATAACCTTAAATGTATCGTCAGTTTCACCGATTTCGACGCCAAAGTCATCTGCGCCTTCATTCGAACTGTCGATCGCTTTCAGATAGCACTTGCCGCTTTCGCCTACAAATGCGATCTCTGAAAATTGTAGAACACCTGCTGCTTTAAGAACCGAAGATAGATCACCTTGAGTCACATTCACAACAACGTCTTCAGAAGGAATATTTATCTCTTTTTCAGGAGGTGTATGAATCATAGATACGTCTGCGAAGACATACTTGGTTCTACGCTTTCCTTCAGAGATATTAAAGTATTTATCACCAAACTCTACGTCTGGATCATTATATAGGCTTAAAATTGACAAAAATCTTGAAAGATCATATACACATGCTTCTGATGGGATTTGATCTGGGATTTCTGCAATTGCGATAAGCGTTTTCTCTGGAGTAATCGTCTTCAAAACATTACCAGGTTTCAACAAAATTGATTTGTTGATAGCGGTAAAGCTCTTAAGAACGGCCAAAGTTTCACTTGAAAATTTCATTATATAGTTTCTCCGTTTGAAAAATTACTTGGTTATTATAAAACAGTTTTGTCAAAATGTCAACTGTTTTTTTCATAAGTTTTCTTGTTAGAATACTTATCAGCAGTGGCTGACACGCCTAGCTGAGCGATGGAACCCATATTTCCTTTGAAAATATAACTACCAACGTGATTGATTTGCATCCAAGGGCACATCCATACACTTAGTCCAGCTTCTCGAGCTTTTTGGCAGAAGAAGTAGTCTTCTGAAAGATAGCGCTTTGACTCTGGGTCGATTACACAGTCAAAGAATGCAGTGATTTCTCGCGAACCGTCGAAGTTGTCGGTTCTAACATGATCGGGCTTATAGGAAAACTCTGGGTAAGTATCTCTGTACTTGAGTAGAGCTTCCTTAGTAATCAGCATGAATCCAGTTCCGGCTTCTTTTACTTCAACCGGCTCACTGAGTTTAAATTGTTTCATGCCTCTTACTGGATTGAAAACAAAGTCCGAAGTGAATTGTTCTAGTGCGAAAGGACTTTCTTTATCGAAACCCTGTGCAGCTGCTCGAGATACTTTTTCCCATGCGATTGTTTTCTTAGGATATGGTCCACAGACAATATCATATTTTTCTGGTTCAGACACTTGAATAGCGAGTAATGCTAGTGCGTCTCGAGGATTGAATCCAATGTCAGCATCGACGAATAGAAGGTGAGTACAATCAGATCTCATGAATTCGTCTACGATGTAATTACGAGCTCGTTGAATGAGACTCTCATTAAACAAGAAATAATATCTGAGTGGAATATCATGTTTAGCGCATAACATACTCAAGTCATTTGTAGACTTAGTATATAATCCAGCACACTGACCACCGTACATTGGTGTTCCTACAAAAAGTTTATACTTTCTGAGTTCGTCTACTTGAACTTCAATCTTCATAACTTAGCTTGCTCCAAATCATTTTCTGCTCTAACAATCGCTTGTAGTCGCATGACATCTGCTAGGATGTCGAAAGAACTATCATGCGCCTTAAAAGCTTTTTCCCAACCAGCATCATCTTCTACTGGACAAAAGCCATTCTTCTTGTTTTGAAAATTAAACTTAGCATCAATGTACGTACGGGTGTCACGTACGAGGTAGAACTTAAGATACTCGTAAAGATGTTGTTTCTTACCTTGAGAATCAAATAGTCTAGTTAGAATGACTGGATCGAACGTGTTTGAACGAGACCACCAGTGTTTAACACCTGAGTCGATAATGAAATCATGAAATTGCTTCACGAACTCTTCAACAGTCAGATCGTCTGAGCGTGGTTTAATTTGATTGCGTACTTCTTTATCCTGCTTTTGCCAGAATTCTAGTACTTCGTCTTCAATGCGATAATTGTAATTTTTTACTTGATCTGAAACAGAAAGCTTAAACTTCTTAGTTAGCTTAATGTCGTTGAGAGTATAGGGATTATC